GTCTCCTCAAAGGGAGGCGACGCGCCCACCGCGACGGAAATTCGCGACGCGCAGCGCAACCCCGAGGCGATGGCCAGGCTGAAGTCGGACTACCCCGAGTTCGCGGAGGCGATGGAGTCCGCTCTCAACGAGCGGCTGAGTTCGCTGGAGCAGCGCATAGCGCAGCAACAGCAGCCGGCTCAAGCGGGGGTCACCCCGCAAGAGATCTCTCGCCTGCGATCCGAAATGGCAGTCGAGGTTCGTCACCCTGGATGGCAGGACCGAGTACAGACGCCTGAGTTCAGAGGATGGTTGCAGCGTCAACCGCGGGAAGTTCAGATGCTTGCGGCGAGCGAAAGCCCGCAAGACGCTGTGCGCCTGCTGGACCTGCACATCGACGCAACGAGCTCAGCCTCGAACCAAAGAACGCAGCGCCTGAACTCTGCTGCGGCGATCCCTTCGGGGCGTTCCGGTGCCAACGTGCGCCAGAAGGCCGTGGAGGACATGGCGCCCGACGAGTACTGGCGCTACCTGGACGAACTTGATCGACAAAAAAGGTAACCCATCATGCAGACCTATTCCCTTGTTCCTTCCCGGAACCTCATCATGGCGGAGCGTGAGATGCTCAAGCACGCCATGCCCATCAAGGTGCTGAGCACCTTCGGCTCGCAAAAGCAGATCCCCCAGAACAAGACCGACACGGTCGTGTTCCGTCGCGCCCTGCCTCTGGACGCCGGCTCCAACGGCGCCCCGAGCATTACCGCCAGCAACTACCTGCTGCAAGAAGGCGTGACTCCTGGTGCTCGCACCATCGCCTACCAGGACGTGCAGGTGACCGTGCAGCAGTACGGCGTGCTGATGAAGCTCAGCTCCAAGGCTGAGTCCATGTACGAGGATGACATCCCCGGCGACATGGTCAAGCTGGTGGGCGAGCACATGGCCAGCATCGAGGAGCTGATCTCCTACGGTGTGGTCCGCGGTGGCACGAACGTCGTGTACGCCAACGGCTCGGCCCGCACGTCGGTGAACACCGGCATCACGCTGAACAAGCTGCGTCAGGCTGCCCGTCAGCTCGAGGCTGCGCACGCTCAGCTCGTGACCGAGAAGCTGGCCTCTTCGGTCAACTTCGGCACGACCGCCGTCGAGCCTGGCTACCTGGTGTTCATCCACACCGACATGGAAGCCGACTTCCGTAACCTGACCAACTTCGTGCCGGTGGCTCGTTACGGTCAGCAGAAGCCGGTCCATGAGCGTGAGGTTGGCACGGTCGAGCGCTTCCGCATCATCACCTCGCCGTACTTCAAGCCGTTCCTGGCTGGCGGAGGCACGATCACTGCGGGCACCTTCTTGTCCAACGGTGGCACCTCCGGCACCACGGCTGACGTCTACCCCATCATGGTGGTGGCTCAGGAAGCCTGGGGCCAGGTCGCTCTGAAGGGCATGGGAGCGATCCAGCCGATCTACTTGCCTGCAAAGCAGATCACGCACGCCAACCCGATGGGCCAGTTCGGTTACGTCGGCGCCAACTTCTACAAGAACGCGGTGCGACTGAACGAGAACTGGATGGTCCGCATCGAAGCGGCCTGCTCGGCTCTGTGATGACACGCTAGGGCGAAAGCCCTAGCGAACCGAAAGGAACCGATATGCCCATCGAATCTGTCAAGCAACGTGTCAACGCCCTCGCTGGCCCCGGCGATCGTCAAGAGCTGGCGATCCTGCTGGCAGCCGTGGTCGACGCCCTGCAGGCCGTAGCGGCCAAGCTGGACGCCGACGGCGGCGTCACCGACACGAACTACGCGGCCACCGTGGCCACGTTCGTCATCGACTGAAAGGAACTTCACCATGTCTGACAATCTCTCCCTGTCTGCCGGCTTTACCGCCGGTCTTTCGAGTGGCGGCTGGGCCGAAGGCACCAACGCCAACACCATCCAGAACGCCTCGACGGTCACCTTCGTGATCGACGGCCGTTTCTACAGCAAGAGCGCGACCGACAACATCGCGATCAGCTATAGCGGCCCGTCGGTTTACCAGGCGGCTGCCGGCGGTATCCAAAGCGTCAACGGCGGCTTCACGGGTGGCGTCAACGGCTCTACGCGGAACTACCTGATCTGCCTGGACACGAGCGGCGCTGTGTCGATCGTCCCGGGCCCGATCGTGGACTCTGCCGAGCTGGCTGCTGGCCGCGTGGCTCTGATGTTTCCTGACTCGCCCAACGGCGTGTGCCCGGTCGCTGCTCTGCGCATCGCGCTGACGGCTGGCACGACCTTCACTCCCGGTTCGACCGACCTGTCGGCATCCGGTGTGACGGACACGTTCTACAACCTGGCCACCGTGCCGGCCAACCCGCTGACTGCCTAAGTCGGCAGGGGGTCACCTTCGGGTGGCCCCCACCCTTGAACACCAGGAGACTTCACCATGACCAATCGCACCGTCAACAGCTACGAGCGCAACCGATCCGTTGCGTCCGAGGACGTGGACATCGTCAACCGGGTTACGCCCGCGGCCGAGGCTTCATCGCCAGGCGGGGTCGAGATCGACACCGATCGTGTCATCCGCACCGACCAGATCGACGAAGAGTCTTTCATGCGAGACGAGCTTGAGGTTCACTTCAACGAGCCGGGCAACGAGAACGAGCCCAGCTTCGTCGAGGTCAACGTCAACGGCGACTACCGCATGGTGGTCCGAGGCGATACCGCCAAGCTGCGCAGGTATCACATTGCTGTGCTGGCCAACGCCAAGCAGTCGCGTGTGCGCCAGCGCAAGATCGTTGCGCCAGACGGCAGCATGGGCTTCCAAGAGGAGAACGTGCTGTCTTTGACTTACCCCTTCCAGGTCATGCACGACCCGAACCCTCGGATGGGTGTGCCCTGGCTCAAAAAGCTGTTGTCGCAGCCGGTCTGATAGATGAACTACCTGCAGCTCGCGCAACGTCTGGCCGTCGAGTGTGGGGTCGCCGGTGGCGGCCCTGCCTCTGTTCTGGGTCAGACTGGCATGTACCAGAAGCTCGTGAACTGGACCAACGACGCATGGGTCGAGATCCAGGGCATGCACGACAACTGGAGCTGGATGCGCCAGCCGTTCACCTTCGAGACAGTCGCCAGCACTGGTGACTATCTGCCAGCCAGCATCACCAACACGGTAACCAGCTCCCTGATGACTGACCTTCGGTACTGGTGGAAGGACACCTTCCGCTGCCAGAAGAAGAGCATTGGCGTGCAGGACGAGCAGTGGCTGGTGGAGTGGGAATACCAGGTATTCCGCAACACCTACCGCTTCAACGTGCAGGTCAACGGCCGGCCTGTGGTTTTCGCGATCAAGCCCAACGGCAAGGCCGTCATGCTGGGCCAGATCCCTGACGACGTCTATCAGATCAGCGGCGAGTACCAGACCCTGCCGACGTCGATGACTGCGGACGCTGACGTGCCGGCCGCGCCCACTCACTTGCACCTGGCCATCGTCTACAAGGCCATGCAGTTCTACGGCCTGTTCGAGGCTGCTCCTGAGGTGCTGAGCAAGGGCAACACCGAGTTCAGCCGGCTGATGAATCAGCTCGAGCGAGAGCAGCTCCCTGAGCTGTATCTGGGGAACCCGCTGGCTTGAGTCGCAACATGCAACAGGCCCAGCTACCCAAGGTCCAGTACGAGCTCATCACCCTTGGTGGCGGCCTTGACCTGGTCACGCCATTGCTGTCGCTGCCACCCGGCGTGGTCCGCACTGGAGTCAACTTCGAGTGCTCCATCACGGGCGGTTACACGCGCGTTGCTGGCTACGAGCGATTCGACGGCCGGACCAGCCCGTCAGATGCTACCTACACCACCCTGACCGCTGCCATCACTGGGTCGATCGTGGCGGGCAACACCATCACCGGCGCCACCTCCGGCGCGACGGGTGTCGTGTTCCTTGTCAGCGGATCGACCGTCGCCTTCACCAAGGCTACCGGCACGTTTACTGCGGGGGAGACTATCCGCGTCGGGGGTGTTGGCCAGGGCACTGTGACTGCGCTGGAGCCTGCCACGCCGCTGACTTCGCAGCAGTCGGCGCAGTACCTCAACCTTGCTGCCGACGTCTACCGGGCTGACATCGGCACGGTGCCCGGGTCTGGTCCGGTTCGTGGCGTGGCCTACTACAGCGGCACCGTGTACGCCTGGCGGAACAACGTCGGCGCCACTGCGTTGGCCATGTACAAGTCGTCCGCATCTGGTTGGACGGCGGTCCCATACGGCTTTCAGATGTCGTTCCAACATGGCACCCATGCCCTGGTCGATGGCAACACGATCACCGGGCAGACCAGTGGCGCGACAGCCACCATCAAACGAGTGGTGCTTGAATCGGGATCCTGGTCCGGCCACGATGCCGCCGGCCGGCTGATCTTCGCTTCAGTCACTGGGACCTTCCAGGCCGGCGAAAACCTGCGGATAGGGTCTACCACCCACGCGCAAGCGGTCGGGGCACAGACGGCCATTACGACCCTGCCCAGTGGCCGTCTGGAGACGGTGGTGGCCAACTTTGGTGGCAACGTCAACACGACTAGGTTGTACGGCTGCGACGGCGTCAACAAGGCCTTCGAGTTCGACTTCGTGCAGCAGGTCTATGTGCCGATCAGCACCGGCATGGCGGACGACAGGCCGAACCACATCGCGTTCCACAAGAGCCATCTGTTCCTGAGCTTTGGCAGCTCGGTGCAACACTCGGCCATCGGCGACCCGTATGTGTGGAGTCCCATCTTTGGCGCGGGCGAGATCGCGCTGGTCGACAGCGTGACGTCGTTCCTCGTGCTGCCTGGCGACCAGTCAACGGGTGCCATGGCGATCTACGCCGACGACAACACCTTTATGCTGTACGGCACAAGTTCAGAGAATTGGAACCTCGTGTCCTACAACGTGGGCACGGGTGCCAAGCCGTACAGCGCACAGAACCTGGTGTCGAGCTTCGCGTTCGACGACCGGGGGATCATGAGCCTGACGACGACGCTGAACTACGGCAACTTCGATGCCTCGGCCCTGACGCTGAACATCCGCCCGTTCGTGCAGCAGCGTCGCAACAAGGTGACCGCCTCGGGCGTGAACCGGGAGAAGTCGCAGTACCGCGTCTTCTTCAGTGACGGCTCCGGCATCTACGCGACTCTGTTCAACGGCAAGTACATGGGCTCGATGCCTGTGGAATTCCCAGACGCCGTGAACTGCATGTGCGATGGGGAAGACCCCGATGGATCTGAGACGGCGTTCTTCGGTTCTACCGATGGGCGCGTGTACCGGCTTGATGTGGGCACGTCGTTTGACGGGGACGAGATCGGTGCATCGATCATCCTGACCTACAACTTCGCGAAATCCCCGCGGATCCTGAAGCGCTGGCGCCGAGCATCTCTTGAGGTCGACGGCACCGCCTACGCCGAATTCTCGTTCAACTACTCCCTGGCCTACGCCTCGACGCAGGTGCCGCAGGGTGTGCAAGAGTCGTACTCGACGAACCTCTCAGCGAGCTTTTGGGACAACGTCAACTGGGACAACTTTGTCTGGGACGGCCGCACGCTTGCGCCGTCTGAGGTCGAGGTGGTTGGCACGGGCGAGAACATCGCTGTGC